AGGGTTTCGGTTCTGTTGCCGGTATAGCCGTACCTGCCGCTGCCGCTGTCTATGCTGGTGCCCCCACCCTCGTTGCTACAGGTATTGCTGGCGCGTTAGGTGTAGGTGCCGCATCGGGTGAGGCTAGTGAACGTGCCCGCGCCGCAGGTTCTACCGAAGAAGAAAGGTCTTCCGCTGTCCTCCGTGCTGCTCCTATTGGCCTTCTCGAAGTATTACCTTTGAGTAGGTTTATTAAGGCTATTGACGTTCCTGTCTTAACCGACCTAGCAAATAAAATTGGCCCTGACGTTGTAGAGACTTTGGGACAGAAAGTACAAAGCGCCTTTGTATCTGGCGGGTTTGAAGCTGCGCAGGAAGCCGCGTCTGGAGTCTTGCAGAACCTTAACGAACAGCAGTACAACGCCGCTGCCGAAACCTTTGGTGGGGTAGGCGAAGAAGCTACTATCGGTGGTATTGTAGGTGCAACTCTTGACCTGCTATTGCCGGGGGGAAGCCGAGCGCGAGGTGTGAGTAAAGAAGACGCTAAAGCCCTTATAGACAGCGAGACTGAGAACGACGAGCAAAGGCAGCAAGCTGACGAGGCGTTCCTCCTACCCGCACTTCCTGAGACCGTTAACATACCCATGCCTGATGGCTCCCTACGTGAAAACGTGTCAATGGATGACCCTGACGCAATAGCGTATGTACGCGCCCAGAAAATGCAGGGCAGGGCTGAAACAGACCTAACCACGCAGAGAAAAACTGAACTCGAAGCTATACGTACCGCCCAAGATAAAGAACAAGGACTAGCCTCACTAGTTAGGGACGACGCGGCAGAACAAGCACGTAGGCAAACTGGCGACCTATTCCCACTAGAAAAAGCAACAGCAGAAAGAGAAGCTGCTAGAGTAGCTGCACGCGCACCCGAGGGTATGAGTGACGCCGAAATGGCTGATGCTATGGCCGAGCAAGACGCCGAGACCGAGAGAGCAAAGCGTCTGGAAGATGACGACCAGATAAAAGAACAGCCTGACATGGTAGCCCGCGCAGAAGACGAACAGATAAGGGACATGGAAGAGACGGCTGAGATTGAATCCATGCTCGCAGAAGACGCGGCTCAGGAAGCTAAAGACGCTGAAGAAAAACGTGCTATAGAGCAAGAGTATTCCATCTTGTTTGAAGGTAACCTAGATGTTGCTGATGCAGAAGCGAGAGATGCCGCCGTAGCAACCGAAAACAGAGCAGCACTAGCGCAGCTAGAAGCGCAAGTTAAAGAGCGTGGGCCTAAACAAACCCAACAACAGCAGCCTCTAGGTGGTATGCAGAGTAAGACCGCTGCCAAGAGACAAGGCGTGAGGCGCGATGCTACCGTAACTGGAGCCGAAAGTGTTCCTACTTTACCAGAGCTACAACCGGTGTCGAAAGCAGTTACCCAGCAGCTAGAGGGATTAGGTATTGCAGTACCTGCTGTAACGACTAAAGCGGCACCAAAAGCAAAAGTGGCACCAAAAGCAAAAGCGCCAGTGCGCGGTACCCCGCCAACCCCAGTGCCTGTTGATACCAGTACACAAGAAGCCGTTGCCGATATAGGCGGGAATATTGAGTTCCCCACTGCCATACCCCGTGGCACGGAGTTTACCCAGCCTGCTGACGTAGAAGCTATAGACGCGCTGCTAACCAAGAAAGTAGCTCGTTCAGGGGACGAGAAGATTGCTCAAACTTACATTAAGAGGTTTAAGCGACCTGCCGATGCGTTTGAGGCTATAGCGTTTGAAATCGCAGAGAACACGCCTAAGTTCCGTGAACAGAAAGGTACTCCTACATCCGAGAAAGCTAAGTTTGCAGGTACTGGTGGAGCTAACACTAAAACTACATTGCAGTGGATAGAGAAGAACCTAAGCCCCGATGCTAAGGCTGAAATAGATCGCCGCGTAGTCGAGCAACAGAATAAGTCAGCCGATGTAGAGAAGGGTACGAAAGCTAGGGCTACTCAAGAACGAGAAGATACTAGGGTAAAGCAACGCGAAACTAAGATAGCGCAGGATGTAGATAAGGCCACCGCTGGTAAAGCTAAAGTAGTTGGTACATCTACCCCGTCCAAGGTTACTCCAAAAGCCGAGCCTAGCCCTACTGCCCGTGCAGATAAAGCCGCTAAGAAAGAAGATATTGTCAAAGAAGCGGTGGAAAAAGTACAGGGTAAGGCTAAGACAAAAGAACCTCTTACTGAGGATATGTCTCCCGCACAACTACGTGAAAAGATTGCCAAGGATACTGCCTCGTTTGTCGCAGACGGCGGCATCATAGACGTACTGAACCTAGAACTTGATCCTAAAGTAGCGGTGGCCTTAGATGCTAACCTCCCCACCGCTGTTAAGGCGTTACTGAAGAAAGGGGATTTAAAAGGCGCATTACAGTCCCTTGCTAAGTCCTCTAAAAACAAACGTGTTAAGCAAATAGCCAGAGCGTTGGCTGAGAACACCGGTACCACCAAAGTAGAGTTGGCTAACACCGCAGAAATCCAAAAACGTGGGTACGATACCAAAGGCGAAGATGTAGCCGGATTGTTTGACCCCGCCATTAACACAGTAATACTTAACTCTAATGTACCCCTCACGGTACATGCACTGCTACACGAGACTACACATGCCTCGACAATTAACGTCCTCAAAAACAAATCGCATCCGCTAACCAAGCAGATGGAGAAGTTGTATAAAGACTCCAAGCCCTACCTAGGTACAGCGTACGGAACTAAAAACTTAAATGAGTTTATAGCAGAAGCGTTTAGTAACCCTAAGTTCCAGCAAGAGTTGGCCAAAATAAACGTCAAGGGGGAACCAATCAGTGCTTTGGAGCGGTTTTATCAAGCGGTTACTAACTACGTACGTAGACTTATCGGTATGGAAACTAGACCTACGGGTTCGGCATTAGAAGCGGCTGATGCGGCTATCATAGGTATGCTCTCCCCGAATATAACTACACGCGGCGGCGCTATGTATATGAAGTCTACGCCCAAAGGTGTAAAAGAAGTACTCCGAAGCATAGGTGCCACACAGAAAGCTATTAACGACAATGTATCTTCAAAAGACTTCGTGAAGAACGCGAAAGACTTTGTTACTGACATGAGTATAACTACCAAGGTTAAAAAGGTATTCTTTAAGCTGACAGGTTCACAGGCTTTAGGAGACATAGCACGGACGATGGGTTTCAAGCAGGCGGGGCTTAGACTACATGACGCGTTTGAAAGCCAGATTGGTGACATCCGTAGGGCCGATGGACTGGTACAAAAAGCCGTAGATGCTACCGATGCGTGGATTAAAAAGCCTAGCGTGGGCATGGATGGATTAAACGTCCTAAACAGCCTAGTGTATAGTTCAGAGCATGGTGCCACCATCTACCAAGTAGACCCTACTAAGCCTAGGAGTTACTACAAGGGCAAGAAAGCTGCGGCAGATAACAACATAGACTTAGTAGACATATGGGACGCGCAACGTAAAGACTGGAACAAACTAACGGCTAACGGGGGGGACAAGATATTTACCCTACAGCGCGACGAGTATGGCCGTATGCACAAAGAACTAGTGAAAGCTATCGAAGGGCAAATCGACGAGCTGGTCGGGACAGATAGTGCTAGTGGTAAGAAACTGAAGAAGCAGGTATACGAGCGTATGTTTGCGGCGGGTAACCTAGACGTGTACTTCCCCCTAGTACGGGAGGGCAACTTTAAACTGTTCTTCAATGCCAAGATTAGAGACGCGGACGGTAATGTGCTGCGGACAGAGCCGGTATTTTTAATGTTTAATAGTAAGTCTGACCGTAACAATACCGAAGCGGCTTTAAAAGATGATCCCGATGTTGTTGGAGATATAGAAGCGTACGAGGGAACAACTTCTCGTGAGCGGTTTAACAACGCCCCCTCTGGATCGTTTGTTGCCGATGTACTAGACGTGTTAAAGGCCAGCAAAGTAGATCCCAAGGTGCAAGAGGAAGTCATGCGTTTGTTCATTGAGGCGCTACCTGAAAACTCATTCGCTAAGTCCCTTCAAAGACGTAAGAACACGTTAGGTTTTATAGCGGATACAAGAGTAGCCCTGAAGGACAAAGGTTTTGCTTTAAGTGCTCAAGTAGAGAAGATAAAAAACAGCGCGATAATACGTAGCATAGAAAACGAGATAGCCGAGATGAAAGCTCCAGAAGGGGGCAACCGCGAAACTTTTCAAGCTATGCAAGCAGAGCTTATCGAGCGGGCTATTTTCGCTAGGACTGGTGCTAAAGACAAACCTGCCGAACAGTACTATAAATTGGCTAACCAAGTAGCGTTTATATATACCATCGGGTTTAACGCTTCGTCTGCAATTGTCAACCTGACTCAGGTACCTATGTTTGTAGGGCCGATGTTATCTGCTAAGTTTGGGGTTAAAGAAACCTATGCAGCTATGGCGCGTGCAAGCAAGTTCGTAAGTATAGATTCTAAGCTGTCTATGGATGAGTTCTACGATATTGCGGGGGAGGGTAGAAACCTTACTTTCACGGTAAAGAAATCCTTGATAAAGAAAATACGTGCTAACTCCACTGAGGCAGAAGCTAAGACGAAGATAGCAGAACTGGAGAAGATAGCTCCGCTAGTTAAACTAGCTATGGGAAGAGGGCAGCTTTACAACACCCAACTCTCTGACGCGTTAGGTATTTCTGACGCGGGGCGTAGGGACAGTAAAAACCCTGCAATGCGTTTCCTAGACAATACGTCCGCGCTATCCGCAATTATGTTTAACACTGCGGAAAGATTTAACCGACAGACCGCTATGGTAATGTCCTACAACCTAGCCCTAGACAAGATGACAGCGGACGGAAAAGCAGGTAAACAGTTTTACAGTTCTAAACAAGCTGGTTTTATAGACGTACCTAGTGACTCAGAGTCCATAGCGGCGCTAGCGGCTGAAGAAGCGTTATACCTAACGCAAGAAACAAACGGCGGTGCAGTACTAGAAACCGCTCCGTCCCTTTCTCAGCAAGGTGTGGGCCGTGTAGCCTTAATGTACAAGAGTCACGGGCTACAGATGTACTACACTATGATTAAATCCGCTAAGTTAGCGGCTGACAACATGTATGGAAAGACCCCCAAAGAGTTAGAACTTAGAAATATGGCCCTAAAGCAACTTGCGGGAGTACATCTAACTGCGTTGTTCTTCGCTGGTGTGCAGGGTATACCTTTGTATGGCGCAGTCACTATGCTAGCGGACATGTTTTTACTCGACGACGAAGAAGATGATGCGGATACAGTAGTACGTAAGCATCTAGGGGAAGGGTGGTATAAAGGAGCCGTTGCTGAACTTACGGGAGTTGATATTGCCGGTCGGGTTCGGCTCACGGGTTTGTTACTACAGGAGAACAGGTTTAACAAAGACCCGTCTCTCGAAGAGTCCATAGGTTTTGCTATAGGTGGCCCCGCATTAAGTGTAGCTGGTAGGCTACAGCGCGGTATGACTGATTTGGGTGAAGGTGAAGTGCAGCGTGGGATAGAAAACTTATTGCCCGCAGGAATAACTAACGTGTGGCGTAATACGATGGGCCGTTATGTCCAAGAGGGGGGCATCTTCACTCGACGTGGGGACGTTATTCACGACGACTTGACTATAGGGGATTTTGCAACTCAAGCGATGGGTTTCCCCCCTGTGGAATACACGTTCAAAACGGAACAGACTGCACGGAACAAAGGCATAGAAAAAGCGATAACTGAAAGACGGTCTAGCCTCACTAAGAAATACTACGTAGCCCAACGGCTAGGAGACTACGAGGAGATGAATGAAATACTTATAGAGATAGGGAAGTTCAATGATCGTCACCCTGTAGAAGCTATACGGCCAGAGACTATTATGAAGTCTGTCAAGTCTCATATGAGTACAACCGCAACGATGCACAACGGAGTGTCTATAAGCCCTCTTTTGCGGTACGCGATCAATAAAAGTAACGAGGAGTACAGACAATAAAAAACCCCCTGCCGTCTCGGAAACGAACAGGGGGTTAAGGGGAAACGAAGAACTGAGGGAGGGACTCACTCTTCGTCCATCATGGTATCATATAGTCCGCCAGAGACGTATACCTAATTTGCCATTTTCTATGACTATTTTTGTTGTTACTTGCCATCGCTTTGCTTTAGCTATCGCGTTGACCTGATCCTTTGCCTTGTGTGTGTTTATGCACGGTACGAACACCGAAGCTCCCCTTGGCATACCTTCCCAGTTAATTACGATGCGTATGCCGTCGGGGTCTAAGTCATCTAGCATTAACACGTTAGGACGAGGGTTCTACTACGTCCACTTTTGAACAGTCTATAGATAGGACAGTGGTCGGAGGTAGTTGAGTAGTAGTACCTTTAGTCAGGCGTACCTTGGTTGTCTTAGCTCCAAAATCGGCTTCCAGTTCCTTCTTAAACGAGGCGAAGTTCATCTGCTGCCTACCGCACCATGCTTTAAGTATTTTGGGTAGGAGGTATGCGCGTTTAGTGTCAGTCTCATAACGCCCTACCAAACGAACCTTGGGGTCTAGCTCAGGAATTACTAGCGTATCTAATCCATTATCGTGTGTCTTGCGTAGGTCATCGGTGCTTTTGATTTTTAGTATGCTACCCCAATGCTCGTGGAAGTAGTCGTTTAGTGTATCGGCTGCGGTAACACTCAATTCGGTTACCCCACCTTTGTTTTCTAATAGTAACCCAGTGGTATAGGTCATTAGTTTTGTAGTGTTATAGTTTACTAACTCTAGCCTTTTGGCTATGAGTAACCCAGTTACCGTAGCTGCCGCACCCGCTGACCAGAAACGGTTCTCTGCTGTCAGGCCCGCTGCCTTGTCTATCCTAGCGCGAACCTTGCTTAACAAATCCGTACACGCCTCTAGGTTATTAATTACGAACTGCACGAAAGGTATACCTGCATGCCCATACAGCGTAGTAGCATTAACGGCGTGTGCGTCTGTCTCGGCCTTAGACCCCGCATCGGAAAACAACCTAACCGCTCTGGTCTCCATCATGCGCTGTGCTTCTGCTTTTGGCATATTCTTATACAAGCTGACTTTCTCTATGATGCTAGTGTTTCCAGTAGTAACAGCTAGTAAGCTCCAAGGTTTACCCCTAGCACGTTCAGTGTTGTTGCCGCCGCTAGTCATACGGTTCTTCTGCTTACCACCGGATAGCTGGTAGATCATGTCAGACAGCTCGTCACCCTTCGCGTTGGTTAACTCGTCAATATATAAGGGTAAGTTATGGTACACCTCGCCGCGTAGCATCCTAGAGTTCTGCGTATCGTTCTCGTCTAGCACTAGCTCTTTGGGATTACCCCAAATTGATGCGCCTATATACATTGCAGTAGTCTTACCAAGTCCACTTTCCTTACTGTGGATGTGGAACCCCGAACATGCGATAGGGCATAGGGCCATAAGAATAGAGCCAAACCCCGTGCCTACGATATATTGGTGTAGTTCAAACCCGTCACGGTCGTAGAAGTTAGCCATGTCGATCCACTCTTGCAAAGTACCCTTGGGTTCAAACGCGTGAAACAACCCCGCTGTCGGGGTAGAGGGTGGGTTGTTCTTGATAGTATGCCCAAATATTTCTTTATCGCCCAATACAAACGACTTAAACGTATCGTCTGTCCAACCGAACTGCCTACGCGCCTCAGTTGCTACGCTAGTAGCCTGTAACTCGTTTACCCACGTTGTCATGTAACTCATAAGGTCATCCATTCTGGTAACAGCTACGCCGTGCATAGCCATGTGTTTACGTAAGTCTTCTTTGGAGGTTACTGAAGTGAGTGGTATTGTGAACTCTCTAACCCCATCTCTCGGCAAGTGTAGTTTGACGACTACCGCTTCGCCCATCTCTATATCTGAAATACGCTTAGTTACGTATATGTCGTTGTGGTACACAAGTTTCTCATCGGGGTCACCATCTGCGTCAGTCGTGCGTATATAGACGCCCCCGTTGACACCCCTAAAGAAAGGCTTAGGGTACGCCGGAATCACATGGGTAGTAGAAGCAGGTAGGTCGGCAGTTAGCTCAGGTTCTACAGGTGTAGTAGGCACCTTGACTACGTTGTCCGCTGCGGTCGCGGGTATGACCCTGTTGCCCAACACGATAGGAGACTTTATTCTTCCCCAGTGGGAGCACTGCGTACACACATCAGCGTTGAACTCGTCAAAAGAATTACACAGGTATGGGCCTTTAATAAGCTCCATCTTCGCTGCCGTAGCCGCTGCTGAATAACCTTCGTGACCCTTGGATATGTTACGTGCGGCCACTTCGGAGTCACTACAGAACTTAGCAATGGACAGTCCGGCTCTCCACATAGGCTCACTGCAATTGGCTTGGTCAGTCAGGATCGTGCCTAGCTGTGCGCAGCCCGTACCCCTAGCGGTTTTGGCTATAATGTCTTTAAACTTAGTTTCGTTATTACCCATGATTGTCTGCATGACGGCACTTGCGCCAGAGGGAACCATTCTCTTGGGTACTGGTATCATCCCCCCACCAAGCAGGGTAGAGAACTTATCGAAATCTACATCGGCAGGACTGTCTATTCCATAGAACTCTACTACGGAGGGAGGTGTTGTCTTGTGATTATGGGTAGCGGGTATCCGCAGTACCCTAGCGGCGTCCGCAGTTACAGACGGGTCGGCCAGTAATTTATGTTGTGCGCATAACTTTTTGAGGCGTTCTGCTACAGGTAGCCAGTCGTCCAGTGATACGGATTCAGATAGAAACCAATACGCGTGTACACCTCTACCTGAGTTAACCATCTTAGGTGCGGGCAGTGATAACGTACTGCAAAACCCCTGCAATGCTAGGATAGCTTCTTCTTGAGTAGGATACTCCTTGTCAATACCGCAGTCTAAGTCTAGGAAGAAAGACTTTAGTCGCTTCACGTTATTAACTCTACGGGAGTTTGATTCCTCGAACGTGGCTAATGCGAAGTACGCATCGTAGCCTTTGTTGTCTAGGTCTCGTGCCGCATCTGCCATGTCACCCACAGAGGTATAGAATTTCTGTACCCTAGTATCTGCCTTGGTGTTGGAAGAAAACGCACAGTAATAACCCTCGTTTGCTACTGCCCTTCTTAAAAAATCTTCAATATTCATATGGCTACCTAATTCCGAGAGGTACCATAGCAGGGGCGCTTGCACGCCCTTTTCGGAATAATCCTAGCTACAGGTGTTGTATTACAAGGGGGAGTATCAGTCGTCCCAGTCAGCGACAATAGAAGCTAACGCATCGTCGTCTGTCTTGGGAGCAGGAGCAGTTTTCTTGACTACTTTTTTAGGCTCCGGTGCAACGGGTTCCTCATCCTCAAACAAAGTATCAGTGACTTCTGCTTTTGCTGCGGCATACACGGGGGCATCGGTAACTACCTCGAATGGATTCTCTTCGGCGGCAAATTCAAACCCTCCTTCTACTGCGTCAAACGGTGACGCTGCTGTCATAGGTACGTACTTGATCACCTGTACGGCACGTAGTCTAAGGGATACACCTGCCTCGCGCATGTTGTACGGCGTAAAAGTAACCGCCACATTCACAGTGCTTCCAGTAGTGAGCAAAAAGTCTTCCGGTAGTTTAGCTCCTTTTGCATCGTATTGTATAGGCTTAAAGGTAAGGTCTTTACCATAGGCACCTTTTAGACCTGCCTTAAAGACGTAAGTACCATCTTCTTCTTTGGTAAAAGGGTTGTCAAACTTGTCAGGCCAGCTAGCTTCTTTCTTCCCAGCGTAAGCCTGAGCCATCTCTACATACAGAGCTTTAGCAGCTTCTTTAGACATGCGGAACTTGATCTCATACCTAGCGCCGTCCTCAAGTGGTTCACATGGTACGCTACGGTTCTCGCTAGAATCAAATCTATAAGTCTTATTGATTCGCGGGTAAAGAGCTTCTACGTTTTTAATTACATACTGATTATTTGTAGCCATTTTAATTTCCTAATTTTAGTTTAGTTTGCGTTTATGTCAAAACCTTCCACCGCTGAGAACGGAGACACGGGTTCACTTGTTACAGGGACAGTCATAGTGACGGCCTTCGCAGTATCTTCGTGATCCACCATGCTGCATACGGCGGCATAGGTGTCTTCGTCTAAACGACTTAGAGGTTTGAAATAAAGTTTTGGTACCACGCTATCACTATCAAAATATACTCTAGTAGTGACAGCAATTATCGCCGTATCGTGCTTAGACAAAAGCCGTGCGTACTCTTGCAGCCCTTTATCCCCACCCTTACTACTACCAAATATAGAGGTAGCGGGTATCTGTAGCTGATACACTTCTTCAGGTTCTTCCTGAAATACAACTGCAAGTCGTTGTGAGAACCGACAAGCCCTTCCTCCAAACTCACCTGAACCCCTTACGTTCTGAGGACAGTCCATACAACGCATGGATTGCTTTTGCTCTTGGGGTACAGCTTCATCCGGTCGCTGCGTGTCAGGTGACCAACACGTTGGAACCGCAACCCTGTTAGGGTCGTACGCCTCGCCATAGTAAGCGCGGGACACTGGGGCGGCATTAACTACTACCACGTCCATAGTCTGACTGTCGAGTGCCTTACCCTCTACTGTAAACTTGCTACCACGTAGACTGATTCGGCGTAGACTATCGTTACTCATCAGACGTCTTCATCCAGATCGAAATCCAACTCTAACTGTTCTTCTCCATATTCCTCGGGTACATACACCTCTTCGACTTCTTTCTTACTTACATCTGGGCCGCTACCTACTAGAGATGCTTCAACCGCAGGTAGGTTAAATCTATAGGTGTTACCTACCTTAATAAAGGTATCGGGAGCGATTGTACCCTGACGTAACCATGCGCGGATGGTCGATATGGATACCGAGAAATGTCTTGCTACATTCTCAATCGGTACAAAAGCGGGTTTAAGTTCTGACATTATTTTTTCCTCACTGTTACTACGTACTCTGAATCTACATTAAGACCTTTTGGTGTAAGGTCGGGGTTTTCTTCTAGGAACTGCTTCATGTTTGCCTGATTGAGGCGCTTATCAAGTAGCTCCGGTGCCCCATGCTCTAACACAAACTCGTGCATGTTGCTCCAATCGCTAGTCCAATACCTAGTCTTGGCAGACCTATAAAACATTCCTTCTGAAGTCTTTACACTATCTACGCCTTGCGTCTTACAGAAATCTAACATGGCCTTCTTTACTTCGTCTAACTGATCGGACAACTTACTGTCCTTCTCTTTAAACTCTGCTGTTAGCTCCGCTCTCTTAGCCTTGATCTTATGGAAGACCTTGGTGAGTTTCTCAACAGGGGCGCTGCTTTCATCGTTCATTGCTCTCTCCTATTAGTGACAGGGCGTCCACTTTAGTACCATCTAATACCCTAGTCAAGTATTTCTTTGTAAAGATCAATCATTTTTGTGTGTACGTTGATTCTGTTATCGAGTAATGCGTAAACACGTTTCTCGGCGTGGGAACCTTGGAGTTGGACGACGGTACATTTGTGATCTTGCCCTGATCTGTGTACACGGGCGTTTGCCTGAGCGTATGTCTCCAGTGAACTCGTCGGTGCCCACCACACTACTGTATTAGCCGCAGTTAACGTGACGCCGTGCGCTGCTGACTGAGGTTGGATCACTAGCACCTTGGGATCTTCTTGCTCTTGGAACCGCTTAAATATCTCAGTTCGTTTGGGGGCTGGTACGTCCCCCCGTATAACGTCTACAGTTATGCCATCGTCCCGTAGTTTGGCGGTTAGCATGTCGATGGTGTGTTTAAACGGTACGAACACTAGTACCTTTTTACTGGACTCATCTATCACTTCCCGTAGCACTTTGTATCGAGGAGCTATATCGAACTGCACTGCATCACCCTTGTCGGTGTACACTGCACCCGCAGATATTTGCAGGAGTTTGTTCATGTTGACCGCCGCGTTAGCTGCTGTGACTTGCTCCCCCGCTGCCTCCATGACCATCTTGCTCTTTAGTTCTTTGTAGTACTTCTTTTGTTGGCGTGTTAACTCCACCTCACGCTTCACATACACCATCGGCGGAAGGTCTAGGCATTCTTCTTTCGTAAACCGTATAGCGGGTTGCAACACTCTATGCACCGTTGTGGTAGCGTCTTCTTTCGGTGCCCACTTAAAGTTAGTTATCTTTCTCATAACTTGGTCGCGGAAAGAACCAAAGAACTTAGGTACGGCAGTGGGGTTAACAAGTCTGGCTATGCCATACGCATCTGTAGGACTCTGTGCCGCAGGAGTACCCGTCATCATCCATAGCCAAGTACTTGGGCCAACTAACCTGTTGAGCGTCTTCCATCGGGTAGTCTGAGGGTTCTTGTAGTGGGTAGCTTCGTCTATGATTATTAGGTCAAAGCCCCCGTTGGCGATAGCGTCCTCTACAATAGCCAACCCGTCATAATTTATTATCACGTACTCAGCCTCACCTTCAATTACCGCACGCCGTTTCTTAGCTGCTCCGTACGCCACATCTACTTTGCGGTGCATGGCAAAACTAAAGAGGTCATTCCTCCATGCGGAATCCATGATGGATAGGGGGCATACCACCAACACACGTCTTATGACGCCTTGGTCGATTAGGTAGTCAGACGCCCATATAGCACTAGCGGTCTTGCCTGTACCCTGCTCGTTAAAGCAAAACGCCTTACGGTTAAGTGTTAGGAAAGAGGCGGTGGTCTTCTGGTGGTCGAACGGCGCGTACCTACCTGACCACTCGTACCTAGATTCTATGGGGGATGGCGCGTTGATGTTCATGTTGCGTAACACCTGAGTCTCCTCCAATCCCCAGTTAACAAGTACTTGGTTGTTCGGTAGTTCTTTGCTTTTAGGTATCACCGCAGTAACTCTTGATGGGTTACGTAGGGTGAGTAGTAATGCCTTATCGTCTACTATCTTCATTTGTCGCTCCGATGCGAAATAGCATGAAGTGGGTGTCCACGTCACGCGAAAAAATTTAGTGGCCCTGCTTCGTCCATAGATAGGGCTAGGTCTACTTATGATGGAAAACGTGAAAATTCCACGAAACACGCTACCGTTGGACTACTCGATTTTATGGCGCTTTATATGCCCTCTTAACGGGAGCACGCCATCATTTAAAGACGCATCAAGCACGCGTCAACCCATACCAATAGGGAGTTCTTTACTTAGGCTTTCTACTGCCTTTCTTTTTGTAGTTCCGGCTACGGTTAGTAGAGCTATCCTCTACTGTAACACCATCTTTGTTGGTGCCGCCATTGACTAGGGCTTTCTTGTGACTAACGTCTTTACCTTCCCGCTTGTCAGCCTTGCCATTGCCGTTGGCGTCTTTGCCTTTCTTATCCATAGCACGTCTGGCACGCTGTCGCTCCATTCGGCGTTCAAACGTGTCACTCCCTACAGGAGCATTGACTTGTTTCTTTCTTTTTCTAGGACGCATTAGTGTCTTCCGTTGTGTACACATTCTGTCACTAGGCAGTGACGTTTACATAGCCCACTTTGGTGTGCGTTCCACACATCTTTCTCGAACGCTTTCTCCATACGGCTATAGTCTGACAACCATTTAGACCACAGTTTAGCTTCATCTGGCTTGTTGTAAGTGCCTGTTACTAACTCACCACACACAACAAACACGAGACCCCCCCGGACAAACTGTATTTCGGGGTAGTGTTTAAACACTGCGAGGGCCATCAACTCTAACTGCCCTTTATCTGCGTATCGTGTGTTCTTGCTGGTCTTGTAGTCTATCACCCAAGCTGTCTTGGCTTCTCTATCCAGTATAACTAAATCGGCTATGCCCCGCCACCACACATTATCATCCCTAAATCCACAGGGGTCTAGGTTCTCAGTAAGCCCCATCTCTAACTCACAGAGCTTCTCACCTGACTTAGCCATCAACGCATCGAGAACATCTTTACAGTAACCGTACTTAGCGGGGAGCGGCGTGCCGTCCCTAACGTATTCCTCTGCGGCGAGGTGTACGGCGGTGCCATATAGCATCGCCTCTGTCTCAGGTTCTTTATAGTCCTTAGCCACCTTCAAGTGATAGAACTTCTTAGGACACTGTTCAAAAGACTTAATCTTTGAGAACGACCACGGCGCTATACCCATCAGTGTTTCTCCACAAACATCGAACTTACTATTGTTAGTTCACGTATCAATACGTCTAGTTGCTCTACCTCTAGGAATACAGCATTAATGTGTGTCTTTTTACCATGTGTCAGGCACTGCTCTACGCAAACTACAGGATCTCCGTCATCATCCTCACCCACCATTATCGCCAAGTAGTCGCCCGTTGTTTCTGGGAATTTGTCAGGGAACTTAATAATCTCACCCATTAACGTATACTCCCACTATCCCGCCCAACACAAACAACCCAACCCACCCGCACGCCGAAACCACGGTGGGGCTAAACAACAGACCGTATACTCGCGTAGCAAACGTATCGCCAACGCGGTGTCTAAACATAGTCGCCTTCCGTATCTCTCGATCTGCAAACCTATTGGCTTCCCGTACTGCTCTTTTAATATCGCTCATCCCGCTGCCTCTCCATATGATTTACCACTGTCTGACTCACACGTTATCGGTAAGCCCTCTGCCCAATCGGGCGTAACACGCATACAACTTTCAATGAATGCCTGTCCTCGTACTAAGTCGTCAGTAGGTACGCAACACACTAATGAATCGTGTACGGTCAATGCTACCTTCTCCTGTTTGGCAACAGCCAACATCTGCTCACCGATGATACACCTAGCGATAGCCTGACACACGTTCTCACATAACTTACCGCCATAGATGCGGGTGTACCCGCGCCGAGTCTTGTACCTAAACTCCGGCCCGTGCTCCCCCTGCTCAAAATCTAACCCGTCATAACGCATAACCAAACCGGACGGCAGTAGTATTCCCATACCCGTAGCGGTTTCGACGGATTTAATAATCCCGTTCGGCCCAAGGGACATGGTTTCTCCACGGGACATTTTTACTATCATCTGTTGTAAGTCACGCCATAACTTGTTTATCTTCCAGTTAGCGTCTCGGTAGATGTTAACTACCCTACGCCCCTCCTCCAACGGCATGACGTGACCAAATGTAGCCAACTGCTCTACAAACCTAACCGCTCCCATACCATAGCCACACCCTAGGATAGTCGTTTTGCCCACAAAGCGTTGCTCTTTGGTAACATCTTCTTCCGGTATGTCGTAAATCTTCGACGCCATCTTTATATAAACGTCTTCCCCGTTCAGGAAAGCTGATACCAGATCATCCTGCCCAGCTACCCACGCCAACACCCGTGCCTCAATCTGCGAGGAGTCACAGTCAACCATCGTATACCCTTCGGGGGCAAGCATACTGTTCTTTAACTTCTTACCGTTCGTACCACGACTAGGTAGGTTCTGGATGTTGATCTTGTCATCGCCTCCCCACCTACCCGTATGCGCGGCGTAGTATCTTATCGGTACCGGCATTAGTCCGCGCTTGGCTATACCTATAAACCTCTCAGTACGCGACTCCTCCAACGTACTCTTGGTGCCTAACCTAGATGTTACCAATGTCTGTACCCTATGATCGGGGTGGTCAGCCAATGCCTTGAACTGCTCGTCACTCTTAGCAAACGCATAGGTCTGCTTACCAGTCGTTAGACTCTTCTTCATGGGGGGTATAACACCTAACCCCTCAAGTAACTCAGCGAACTTAGGGTTACTCATCAGCTCCTTCTTAGTCGCACCAGAAGACGCTATCAGGTCTTCTTTAATTTGCTTGGTAGATTCTAAGTGGTGCTCCAACAAGCCAAGGTCTAACTCTAGTATAGGGTCTACGAACATACGTAACGTGCAATCAATGATGCGTAGTTCTTGCTTGGGAAACCCTCTACCCATAATGTTAAACAATCTGTACGTTAACTCTACGTCATTGATACAGTAGTCGCCATAACTGCTTAGTTCTTCTACGGTGAAATCTGTTCGGCGTTTACCGAGGGCGTCGAGTACTTCTGTTCCCTTCTTACCGATGTTATATCTTTCAGCGAGTGCAGCGAGTGATCCACCAACCTCAACCCCGTGTAAAGCACGGGCCATACACAAAGTATCACCGAGCAAGCGAGGATGCACATCAAACAACCAACTAAGAATAGCCCCATCGAACATAGTGTTGTGGCATAGTAGGATAGAGTTGGCCCAATCGAACGAGTGTAGATACTCTTTAAGTTCTTCGTGTGTGCCACTAGCCCACTCCGTTCCGCCGTTGTTTACTTTTATACCTATACCGATCACCTCAAAGCGAGGGTCACGGATATAGGATTCAGTTGTCATCTTTCTTAAAGAGAAGTCTTTGTCATAATACGTTTCCAGATCAACCGTTATCAAGTCCATCGTCATCCTCCTTGTCTTTGGGCACAGGACGTACCTCTTTGGGCGTAGAACGTACCTTATCTTTCTTCTTATTAAAGATGTTGTCCCAGTTATCCGCAAATGTACCTGCCGTGGGACGTTGCTTGTCCCCCTTACCACCGTGCGTATGACCTCTACTCATAATCTTCATTCTATATATCCTTAAATGTAATTGCTTTGAAGCATTGTAAGTAAAAGTCTTTTATATCATTTCTCTCTTGCCAGAGAATTAAAGCTGGAACATAGACCGGTGAGATAATTAAATTTAGAATACCAAGACCAAAGTATTTAAGTTTCTTTTTCATTACTATTCCTTTTGCGCCTAGAATAAACTGTCAGCGACAAGCTAAAACATAGCCATTGCAACCCTATGTCTGTAGTTTCCCAAGGCTTAAACCTACCGCCATTTGTAACAGGGTTAGGCAGCCAAAACCACCAGTTGCGGCCAAAACGCGGCCTGCTTTTAGCGTCTAGCTCCCACTGTTCAAACTCAACGCCTTTACTGCTGCCAGCAACAATTAGGTTTATAAATATGTA